CTTGACAAATTTTGTCGAACCCGATACAATGTATATTCAATAGTTGATGGGGTGCCAAATGAGCAACATTCAAAATCAAAAATCTGCCCTTGCTAAGTTACTAGCAACAGAGAATCTTACAATCCAACACAAAAAAATATCTACCGCAGCATTCGATCCTAAAAATCGTGTATTGTACTGCCCTATATGGGAAAATATGTCAGGTGATATGTATGACCTATTGATGGGTCATGAAGTTGGTCACGCCTTAGATACACCATCCGACGGCTGGCATGATGCAATTCATTCTATGGGTAAGAACTACAAAGGGTTCTTAAATGTAGTTGAGGATGCACGTATTGAAAAACGCCAGAAGCGCCGTTACCCAGGTCTGCGTTCTTCATTCATCAAAGGTTATGATGAGTTGATGAAGCGTGATTTTTTTGGTCTAGATGGTCGTGACGTTAATACAATGACATTCATCGACAGATTGAATATTTTTTCCAAGTCTGGTTACACAATGCAAATTGCATTCACCGACACAGAATTGGCAATGATTGAAAACGTTAAAGAATGTGAAACATGGGATGATGTTCTCCGAGTTACCAATGAAGTTTGGGATTACTCTAAAAAAGAACAGCAAGAAAACGAATTGCCTGAAGAGTATGATTACCGTGCTGGTGAATCTGATGAAGGTGATGATTCCGAAACAGGTAGCGGCGATGGCGATACCGAGACTGATGGTGAAGGTGAAGAAGAAGGTAAGTCTAAGGGCAACCTTGATGATGATGGTGAAGAGGCAGAAGGCAAAAGTTCTGGTGATGGTGATGATGAAGATGAAGATGATGGTGAAGATGATGAACTAACCGATATCATTAACCGCAATAAAGAATCCGCTGGTACTGATGAGGACTTTGAACCAACTTGTGAGACTGATGACAATTTCCGTAAGAATGAATCGTCATTGATTGCTGCTAAGGCACGTGAGTATGTGTATGTAAATATACCTACACCAAATCTGAATCGTATCGTAACACCTGCTAAACGTTTCCAAGAATTGCTGACCGAAGCATTTACTGCTCAATCAGGTACTGTAGCATACACCAGCGGTGCTAACGAATTGTATGATGAGTTCCGTAAAAAGAATGAACGTTATATTTCTTTGTTAGCAAAAGAATTTGAAATGCGTAAAGCAGCCTCTAAGTTTTCAAAAGCAAAAGTATCTGAGACTGGTGACATTGACGTAAACAAAATTTACAAATACCAGATCGATGATAATATTTTCAAAAAAATTATGCGTGTACCTAAAGGTAAATCACATGGCATGATATTGTTGTTAGATAAGTCTGGTTCGATGGCAGGTAATCTTGGTGCATCATACGAACAAATTCTTATCCTTGCAATGTTCTGCCGTAAAGTGAGTATTCCTTTTACAGCGTATGGTTTTGGTAATGCTCGCATATTACGTGACATGGATTTCCCAGGTGAAAGAAATGGTGATTTTAATGCAGAGGGTTATAACACACTTGGTCATAGTAATGGTTGCTTCAGTGACAATGTAAAAGATATGCAGTGTTCAGAAGTCTATCTTCGTGAGATGATCAATTCGAAAATGGGTAATGCAGAGTTTTCCAAATCAGTAAAGAATATTCTTTGTTTGATGGATGCATGGGCACACCGTCACGGTTCACGTGGTCGATTCATGCGTCCACAGTGTGATTCGTTATCAAACACACCTATGTCCGAAGCATTGATTGCTCTGCAACCAATCATCAAAGAATTTCGCCGTGTTAATAATCTTGATATTGTGAATACCACAATTGTTCATGATGGTGATGCTGATGCACTATGCTGGTTGATTGCAGAAAATGATCAGAAAGCAAAGTATTTTGATTCTGCCAATCAAAACGTTTTTCTGGTCGATAAGAAAAATAAAGTTGAGGTAAATCTAAAAGGTGGTGAAGAAGATGTCCGTGAAGGTATATGTGAATGGTTGCAGAAAACAACTGGTACCAAGATCGTAGGTTTCTACCTGACACCAATCACCAGCGCAAAAGCAGCATTGAAGCGCCGTATGTTTGCTGATGATCTGAATGCAGTTCGTCACAAATATTATGAAGCAAATGAAATTCTTGTAAAGTATGTGAAGAAATTAAAGAAAGAAAAGTACCTTGAATCAAAAAATACAGGTTACGATTCTTTTTATATTTTACCTGCTGGTTCCGATCTGTCAGTTGAAGATGAAATTTTTGAAGTGAATGGTAAGGCAACAACAGCAACACTTACCAAAGCATTCATGAAATTCAATAAGGCCCGCCAGATCAACCGTGTGTTAGTGTCGAGGTTCATAACACAGATAGCAGTTTGATAAGTACCCGACCACTTGACAAACGGTCGGGTACCATTTATAATGAAGTTTGATTAATTGATTGGAATATATATTATGACAAGTCGATCCGATGTCCGTAGTACATTTATTAATGCGCTTATCCTTACAGGTAAGACAACAGTAACCCGCCAAGAAGCAAAAAGCCTTGCCAAACAGTTAGGGTTAGCAAGTCCACAATGGTTCACAAAAGATGAAACGAACCGTGTAGGTCGCGGTCTGTATCGTGTACCCTCCGCAGTTAATTCGACGGCTTCTACGCCCGTTATAGAACTTTCAGCACAGGTAATCCCTATGTCAAAGCCCGCAGAATCTAAGTCTGGTAATCGCATTGCGAATGTGATAACAGAACTTGAGATGGAAGACTTAGTGCCTGTCAAATATGACAACTATGTTCCTTTTGGCAACTTTGAAGATGTGTTGTCAATCATACAAGCAAAACAGTTCTTCCCTGTATTTGTCACTGGTCCTTCTGGCAACGGTAAAACAATGTCAATCGAACAGGCCTGCGCCAAAGCAAAACGTAAATTCGTTTGTGTATCAATGACACCTGATACCGATGAAAGTGATTTGCTTGGTAACTATGTGTTGATTAACGGTCAGATGGAATGGCGTGACGGTCCAGTTACACTTGCTGCCCGTCAAGGTGCTGTATTGTGTATTGATGAAATTGACTACGGTTCAAATAATCTTTCCTGTTTGCAACGTGTATTTGAAGGTAAACCATTCTTACTAAAGAAAAAGAATGAGTTAATCACACCTGCCGAAGGCTTTACCGTGTTTGCTACTGCAAATACAAAAGGTAAAGGTTCAGAAGATGGTCGCTATATGTTTACCAATGTTCTGAATGAAGCGTTCCTTGAACGTTTTCCAAATACATTCGAACAAGAATGGGCACCAGCAGCAGTTGAGAAAAAAATTGTTGCTAAAGAATTAGAGTCGGTCGGTAAAGAAGATAAAGATTTTGCTGAGAAACTTGTATCATGGGCTACGGTAATTCGTAATACCTTTGATGAAGGTGGTTGTGATGAGGTTATTTCAACCCGCCGTCTGGTTCACATTGTAAAGACATACGGTATCTTCGGTAACAAACTGAAAGCAATACAGTTCTGCTTGAATCGTTTCGATACTGATACGAAAGTTACCTTCCTTGATCTGTATACTAAAATTGATGCTGGTGCAACACCAGAGACAATCAATCAACCAGAAGAACCAACACCAGATCCTTCGGTAGAAGTTCCTTTCTAATTCACCATTACCATTCAAACCATTGACACAGGCGCAAGTCTGTGTCATAATTGTATTCTAAAGAGAGATGTATCACCTCTCGATTATTGTGTGATACTAATTATGGAGTTATTTTATGTCAGTAACTAAATCTCAAAATGAAAAACTGGTTGAGTTTTTCAAATCAGGTAAAGATATCACTGAAGGTCAAGCACGTACCCGTTTTGGTGTAGCAAATTTGCCAGCACGTATTGCTGAACTTCGTGCAGAAGGTTACAGCATCTACAAAAACAAAACCAAGAACGGTCATACAATCTACCGCTTGGGTACACCTAGTCGTGCAATGGTAGCAGCAGCCTATTCGTTGATGGGCGCACAAGCGTTTGCCTAAATTAGTTTGAAACTTCGTGGGGTGGAGACATATATATTGTGTGTCTCTACTCTTTTTTTATGGATAAATTATGCAAATACAAGTAAACATTGAAGAATTGAGAAAGAACAAACTGTTCATAGCAACACCGATGTATGGTGGTATGAACCACGGTCTTTATATGAAGTCGTGCCTTGACTTACAAACTGTAATGATACGTTATGGTATTGAAGTAAAGTTTTCTTTTCTTTTCAACGAATCCCTCATCACCCGTGCCAGAAATTATTTGGTAGACGAATTTCTTCGCACAGACTTCACACACATGATGTTTATCGACTCAGATATTCACTTCGATCCGAACGATGTTGTAGCACTGATGGCACTTGATAAAGATGTTATCGGCGGCCCTTACCCTAAGAAATCTATCAACTGGGCAAACATTGCAGAAACCGCACGTAAGAACCCAGACTTGAATCCCAAAGAACTTGAGAATCTGGTTGGTGAATATGTGTTCAACGTTGTTAAAGGTACACAACAATTTCAAGTTTCTGAACCATTAGAAGTTATGGAAATTGGTACAGGTCATATGTTGATTAAGCGTCAAGTATTCGAGAAAATGGAAAAAGAATATCCATCAATCAAATACAAACCAGATCATGTTGGTCAAGCACACTTTGATGGCTCACGCTACATTCATGCCTACTTTGATACAGTCATTGACACCAAAGACTCTATAATCGGTGGTGGTTCGGAACGTTATCTATCAGAGGATTATATGTTCTGTCAGATGTGGCGCAAGATGGGTGGTCAAATCTATCTCTGTCCATGGATGAAAACTCAGCATATCGGTTCATATGCATTCACTGGTAATATGCCAGCGGTTGCACAATACACTGGTAGACTGTAATGGATAAGGATGCTATCAAGGCATCCCAAACAGCAACAGAAGGTGGTCGTAAATTTGATGGTGGTAAAATTCGTTATGGTCTTTTACCACCATTAGCATTAAAAGCGACCGCAGATGTTCTGACATTCGGTGCTGAAAAATATGAACCAGATAATTGGAAACATGTTCCAGATTCAATCAATCGATACTTTGATGCCACACAAAGACACATTTGGGCATACAAAGAAGGTGAACAGATTGATTCAGATTCTGGTAAACATCACCTAGCACATGCAATTTGCTGCTTGATGTTTTTGTATGAACATGATATACTATATTCTGCAAGTGAAAAACAAACTTAATTATGGAGTAACTGATGAAACTTTCAACAGAAACAATGTCCTTCTTGAAAAACTTTGCCAATATTAATCAAGGCATGCTTTTCAAATCGGGCAAAACAATCCGCACTATCTCAGCACACAAAAACATTCTTGCTGAGGCGGTTATCGCGGAAGAAATACCAAAAGAATTTGGCGTATATGATTTGAATAATTTTCTTTCGGTTCTATCTTTACACAAAGATGTTCCAGTAATTGAATTCGATGATAGTAATGTTTTAATCTCTGGGTTGCAGGGTCGTAGTAAAACCAAATATCGATTCTGTGCCTCTAATATGATAGTTACTCCACCCGACAAAAATTTGGAATTAAATAATCCAGAAATCAAATTTGAATTTGGTGCTGAAGATTTTGATTGGGTTCTCAGATCAGCAAGCATTCTTTCTTCACCACATGTTGCTGTCGAATCTGATGGGGATAAAATCTTCGTTACTGCATTCGACACTCAAAACAACTCGGCACACACAGAATCACTTGAGGTTTCAACTGGAAGTGGTGCAAAGTATAAAATGATATTTAAAACTGAAAACTTGAAAATGCTTTCAGGTGGCTACTTCGTAACAATATCATCAAAAGGCATTGCACACTTTAAACACAAAACTCTGAATCTTCAGTATTGGATTGCTACTGAAGCAGGTTCAAAATATGAGAAGGAATAATATGGCAAAGTTTAAACAATTTACCAATGCAGCAGCACAACACATTGGCGATCCTCTGACTATTAATGTTGAAATACTTGCATCGATATATGAATTGATTGAAGTGAATCCAAACGGAAACTTGAATCCATCTACTATACTTTACGGTGTAAACAATGTTGATTGGCGTGTAAAAGAATCTTATAAAGAGGTTCTTGACATTATAAACTCAGACTGATATACTTTATTTTTATTATGATTTATGTGAAAGGTTTTCATGGAACATCTTCTGTGGACAGAAAAGTATCGCCCAAAGACAGTAGAGGATTGTATTCTGCCAGAACGATTGAAGATTCCTTTTCAGGAGTATGTCAATCAAAAGCAGATACCAAACCTTCTACTGACTGGTGGGGCGGGCGTAGGCAAGACGACGATAGCAAAAGCAATGTGCAACGAGATCGGTTGCGATTACATGGTAATCAATGGTTCTGATGAGAATGGTGTTGATGTTATTCGAGTTAAAGTAAAGAACTATGCAT